CGAAGACGAACTGAAAAGCATCGAAAAGTTTCGGCAGGATGTCATGCCTACGCTCTGGGCTGAAATTGACAATAACCCATCTGGTTCAGCGTGGACGATCATGGGAGCCTTGGCCCGGAGAGGGTTGTTGGCACCCCTTGATGTTGTTCCCGGCTTGGATGCTCGCGGTGCTGCCTTAGCAGCGGAGAGCCGAGCCCTTACAAGAGATGCGGTGCGCCAAGCGTTTATCACTGGTAACCGACCGCTGTTTTCTGCAAGCGTAGGTGCAGTGTTGAAACCGCAAGTTATCGAAAAGGGGGATGGAAAAGCCTTCCCGCCTTTGCCAGATGACATCAGAGCTAACATGATGCAGCGGTTAGAAGAAATTGAGCAGTCACCAGCACCAGAGGAAGAGGTGTTTGAGACAGAGGATCAACCATCTGCTCAAGCTACCATGCCAACATTTGAACCGTTGCCGGATACTGGGCGACCTACAATTCGTCCGCCCATGGACTCACTGACGTTATTGCGAACGCCAGAGAACCAAGAGTTGGCTATGCGTCGTCAGCTACAGGGAGGGATTGCGGGGCTGGGATAACTTCGTCTGGCTCAGAGAGTCGCCCTACAATCATCGCACCTTCTAAATTCCAATCTAGCTCATAGCCCATGGTTATTTGACCGTCTACATCTGTCATGATATTTCTGGATATCAGTCGTAGCAACGCCGCTTGTTGATGCAAGGTGGTTCTGCCGAAAAGCTCGATGACCTCCCTGGCTTCCAGCACAGGCTGATAGGTTTGCGGCACATCCTTTTTTTTCTTACCAAAGAGATTCAATCCCACACCCCTTCATAAGCGTCATCAAAGATCTTATCGTGTTCTTTCTTTATTACGCTTCTTAGTTCTTCAATGAGACTTCTTCTCTTTTTTTCGCAGATCTCACAAAGCAACATATAAGTGTCTACATCAACAGCGAGCGACTTGCGCTTCTGCCGAACGTCTTCATCAGCCATTGGTACAATTCCTGTTGAAAAGATGCTAAATTGTATAGGGTTGTGCAGGATTTTGCAAAACACTATGTATGAATTGAAAAATTATATGTTGAGCCTCCAATCTCACTGGATGGTCAATCAACCGCTCTACAAAGCCGTACAAGACTCAATCCCACTGATTGCTAAGTACAGAGCCAATCTAGGTAGAAACCGCTTAGAAACGACGCCAGCGGCTCAGATGGCAAAGTCTGTATTTCCAGACATCTATCGCTTCCCGCTCTTTCGTCGCCAGTTTTGCAAAATGCTTGTACAAGAGATCAAGCAGATGGAGAAAGAGATTAGCTTTGTGCCTAACCCTAGTGAAGATGTACTGCGCCAGATCCCAGAGATCGTGCTTGAAGAGCATTGCCCAGAGCTTTACTGGAATATGTGGTTCGTTGTGCAGAACGTTATCAATCCGATGATCTACAGTCTCTATCAAAGAGACTGCGCGCAAATTGCGTCAGTGCAGATTGCGAACTACAACCCAGAGGGCAAGCAAGCTGGGGCTTGGCATCACGATGATTCTGCTGACATATCTGTTGTCGTTCCGCTCAACACTGGAGGTTATGTCGGTGGTGGTACGGAGTTCCACAATCATGGTGTGCTGAAGCCGTTGCCCAACGGCCACGCACTCATGTTTCCCTCATTCACCAAAATGCACAGAGGCTTGGCTGTTGAGAGAGGTGATCGTTACCTTTTGGTTTTCTGGTTGTACGATGGGAAGAGTGAGTAAATAAGTAACAAAACTATTGTACAAATGTGTGTACATCTGTATACTTCTGGGTGTGGGCAATAACGCTCACGTTCTTAAACGGAGTTGATATGACATTTTTACTAAAAAGTTTGAAAGCGGAGAAGCTAGAGGACAATGAGGTTTTCGTTCTTCGTAACCACAACGGCACTTTGATTGCTGAGTCCAAAGATCCGATTGCCTTCAAAAAAGAGCAAGCGTTCTACGAATACCAAACTGGCAACTCAACTTATGTGCAAGTGGAGCGAACGCCTGTCCCTCATCATGAAGAAGATGTGACCGACTACAGATATCTTGGAGAGGATTATGCGTAACTTGATAAACACCAAAGCCACAATCTACGGCGTCGAATATCGACAAATCAACAATAAACACTTTGTTGCGCAGAACACTTGCGACCGTGTTGAGCTAGTCAACTGTTCAACGGGGTGGGTTATTTTGCACCGCGCTGACGGCATAGAAAACGCCGTAGGCCCATTTTGCTGCAAAGACGCAGCAGCACGTCAAATAGCATCTTTTTGTCCGTTTGGCGTCGATCTGCCACGCGAACCAGATAATCATATGCGCGAGTCTTGGGAGCGGTGCGGCTCACCCGCTGTAATGCGACTACCCAGTGGCGAGTGGCTATAACTCGGAGGGAATTATGAGTAATTTTAACCAAACCCGAACCATGGAGTTAGTTGACATCGCTAACTCTCTTAGCAACGAAGATGTGTGCAAACTTATTGGTATGCTGCGTCACAGATTGTTTGTCTGGACACAAGACAGTGATGGAGTATCTCACTGTGATGACGTGATAGATGCTTGCTGCAATGGAGCCTTAGTCCAAATTAACTGTGTAGATAGGGAGGATATTTAATGAGTTCCGAAGACCTAACTTACGCAGACTGCTATAAGCAGATCATGGATTTAGCCTCAGAGATCATTGAAGAGGCTGAAGAAGACAAGCAAGAACTTGAAGACTTGATGGAGAAGGCACACGAATATGTCGATCAACATGAGTGGGTCATCTACTACTACAGAGCGCATCAGTTCGTGCGTTTGTTGCCCCACGAATACTACGACGCCGCAGAAGAAATGATGGGAGAATGTCACCCAGCCGATTCATCTGGTGTGCGAGTCGATTCTTTTAACCACTATGCTAGTCTGATGGCTTACCATGGCATGACCGCTTGGCTATGCGAAGAAATATCTGACCGCTTGGAGAAACGTGAAAAATCTGAAGCCGATGATTACGCGCTTGCTGAAACTTGACAGGGAAGAGCGTGAGAGGATCTTGTTACTCTTGATCCTTTCTTTAATTGAAGAAGAGACCGCCGAACTGGCGGTTTCTGCGTTTATTGATCATCAAAAAGAGAAGCAGTCTTAGGCTGCGCCTTTTCTTCTTTCTTCGCCGCTACATACTCCATGTAACTGTCGTTGAATTTTTTTTCCCACCACTTCAGCCAAGTTGATCTGCCGCTAGGGGTTTTAAGGTTGCGCTTGAACCAAATACTGCGTGCAGCGTAATACTTGAGATCATCTGCCCAACGCTTTTCTCTTGCCTCATCCTCTGGGGTCAATACCATTCTCATGAAAGTGCATGATCACTCGCCCTATCTCAGTGACCACTGTGGGAACCACAGCGTTACCTAGTCCTTTAAGTCGGTGTGTCCGATTGGGAACCCCATCAGCCACTCTACCCACTCTGGGTTCAGCGCCCCAGACTGCTGGTTTTGCATCGTCAAAGCATCGTTGAGGCTGTTCGACGCTCCGCGTCCCGAAGCTATCAACCCCTCGAAGCTCCTGCCGCCTTTCCATTCTGAGGCTTTCGGTGTCGGCCACATCTTTACGGCACGTTGCAGTGTGATTTGGCTGTGCTTGCCAGTGTTTGGGTTGTACGCCCTCTCCCCTGGCTTCGCTGGTTTCCCATCCTTCGTCACCAGATTCTCGATGAACTCTCCTGCTCCCCCTTGGCTGGCCGCTGGAGTCGGCCACCAGCCGCTGTTCATGCTGGGAGCCATCTGGTTCGCCTTCGCTGTCGGCGTATGCAACAACCCATACTCTGTCGCGTCTGTGTTGGGCATCGACGGAACAAGCTGGAATAACAAACGTTTGGCAGGAGTAGCCTTCACCTTCCAAGTCAGATAGCACTGTGTCGAGTTCCATCGCGACGATTCCAGTAACGTTTTCACCAATGACCCAAGTTGGCTGTACTTCGCGTATGACTCGCAACATTTCCGGCCAGAGTGCGCGGTCATCTTCTGCGCCTCGACGGTTCCCGGCGACGGAGAACGGCTGGCAGGGGAATCCTCCGCAAACAAGCTCAACTGTTCCTCTGTACTCATGACCATCAAGCTCCTTTATGTCTGAATGAATCGGCACGTTCGGCCAATGCTTTTTGAGAACCTTTTGACAGAACGAATCCATCTCGCAAAACCCTACGGTTTCCATACCCGCTTCGTGTAGCCCTACGCTGAAGCCACCAATGCCGCTGAAAAGGTCAAGGACTCTCATAAATCGGTGGCGTCTACTGTCACTAAACCGCTTTGATTAAATGGCACCCAGGTTTGTGTAGCCTCACACTGTTCTGCAATGAACATAGCTTGTTCATTTTTAGCATTCCCATAAGTGATGGCCTCATCAGAAAGCGTATACACCAAGTATGGGTAGGGGTGTTGTTTCTGCTGCGCTAAGAAATAAAACTTTTCGCCGGGCATATTAAGAGTTCGACAGGCTGTGAGGTAAAACGCAGCCTGTTGGTAATACCGGAAGTTACGGATCGCCGCAGTAAAACCGCGAGGGCTTGCATCCCGGCAAGTCTTCAGATCCCAAACATTCGTTCCGTCATACCAATCTAGCCGCGCCTTGCATGGTTTATCATTCCACAAGAAACAGAGTGTGAGCTCTACCTGATCTGTTGGCCCTGGCACATAGTCCAACACCACCTCACGCCTTTCCATGCACACATCGAACAGTTCTTGTTTTATAGGAGTGCGATCACCGACACCCGCCATGAAGTCTTCGTACTCTGCCTTGCCAGCTTTGGTTCGCCTATCAAACTTCGGCTCAATGACAAACTCATCGTGAAATTTATCAAGCTCTAAAAAGACAGTGTGCTGCACCCTACCTTCCAACAGCGCTGGAGTTTGTGTCATCTCTTTTTGATACTTCCATGTATAAGGATCAGAGATGATGGTTGTTAAATCGTGAGATCTCCATGCTTCGATCGAGGCATATTCTTCATAAGTCAGCCCCTCGTAAATGCCCTCCTTAAAATCCAACAGAAAACCCTCCTAATATCACGCCTACCAAGAAAGCTATGATCATTCCACAGAATGTGTATTGCGGGAGCGGGACGTAATCACGAAGGGTTTCGCGGGTCTGTTCCAATAGCCCAAGATAGATACCAATTAGCTTTTGCGAGGTCTTGTTCTTTATCATTTCCCTTTTTCCCTGCTCTCCAAACATATTTGAACGCTGCGATTTGACAATAGGTCTCAACCTTTTCTTTACCATACGCAGCAACCATTGCATCTATGCACTCAACCTCTCCTGTGTAATGGGGTGGCGAGTTCACCATATCTGCCTTCCGGGGTCTTCCGCGCTTTGCCATATTTACTCCTAAATGCGGTGGTTGGTGAAATTGATCCTAGTTGATCGGTTGTAGCGGATACGGCATCTCACCTATTTCTCATTTCGGGAACTGACCCCACCGCTGGCCTGTCTTAACGGCTACAAACCATTCAAAATGGTATGTCTTCTTCAAAGCCCTCTTCAATCTTTTCTGCTGGCTTAACGGACTCTTCTTTCGGCTCTTCAACGATGGATTGCTTACCACCTTTTTCCTTGGCCTTTTGCACTTCCAAACATGGATCCACTGGATCTTTGCCTAACTCATCACACCCAGCGATACGCCAACGAACGAACAAAGGTAACGTTTCCAGCATATCGCACATGGCTTTGCTGTCCTTGTCGCTTTTGCCAGCAAACTCATTGCAATAAGCCGCTAGGTTAAAAAACTCCAGTTCGTTATGCGTCGGCAACTTGCGAAGGTCGCCCTCTTTGTCGAAGGCTTTGTCGTACTCCAAAACCCTTTCTACTTTATCTTTGCCAGTGTTGGTTTTGCCTGTTCGCAACATACAGCCCTTGCCCAAGAACTGAAGTATGTCGATACCACTCTTACGCTCTGCATCAGTAAAGGTTTTCCCACGCCACTCACCGAAATCTTCTGCGATGGCTGACTTTTCACCGAACACTAGGTTGTACGATTTGAAGATGCTCTTTGGTCGATCATCTGCTGTGCGCTCTTCTGGTAATTCCCAAAACACAAATATCTTGTGTTTAACGCCTGGATAGTTGCCGCCTTCCTCAGCTGTGCCGCCGTCCACTATGCGATAGCAAATCGCCTTATGCTTGCCCGGCTCGATGCCTTCATACTCGCGGCTTTCACCTTCGTATTGATCCGATATAACGAATTCCATTTGCGCTCCTATTGTGTTTTTGCAAAAAGATGCTGTATTGTACACATCCCCACATTTTGGACAAGCCATGTCATTCATCATCAAAGATAAGAACGCGAGGGATGACAGCTTCCCAATCACAAAAGACATCAGAGGGGAGTTTGTAGCTTGGTTATTAGAGCAAGGCGTTCAAGTTGATGAAGCTAAGATACTGGATCAAGGTCAGGTCAATAGAGCCAAATGGATCAATGCAACCAAAAACCAAAAGGATGTGTGGTTTCAAGTTTGGTTCGATCAGAGTCGCCCCTACGGTCAGTACGGCGATTGGAAAACATCTGGCAAAGAAACGCTAGGCCGTTGGAACGCAGAGAACGGTGAGGGACGCAAGCTCACAAAGAAACAGTTAGAGCAGATTAAGGAAGAGACGCGAGTTCGACGCGAGGCGTTTGAGAAAGAGCAAGCAGAGAAGTGGGCTAGGGCTGCGCGAGAGTGTCAAGAGATTTGGGATAAAGCACAGAAGACTGACACGCACCCATACTTACAAAAGAAGCGAGTGCCGAACCATGGTCTGAGGGTTCATTCAGATGGGCGGTTGCTTGTGCCGTTGTACAACATGGATTTCAAGATCCAATCGCTTCAGTACATTACCGACGACGGGCAAAAACGTATGCACCCTGGCGGAAGAG